CGGACGCCCGCCGGCCCCGCCCCACCCACCCCCAGGGCTTCGAACCAGGGGTGAGGTTCAGCACCGATTCCCGCCTGCCCGTCGCCGCGACCGTGTCCAGCGACACCGAAATACGCACCGCCGCGGACCACCGCGCCAAAATCATCGAACAGACCGGCCTCAACATCCCGCCGAACCTGGACGTGGTGCTGGAACGCCTCACCCTGCAAAACAGTGCCGGGGGCATCCCCGACCGCTGGTGGTACAAATACAAATTTGTCGAACGGCCAGATGGTTACCTGTCCGACTTCGACGCCGTGGCCGCCCTCAAAGCGTTGCGGGCCAACCGGCGCCGCGTGACCCCCGTCTATGACGGCGGGACCACGCTGGGGCTGGAATGGAACGATTGGCAGCTGGGCAAAATGGCCGGCGGCGGGACCGCGGCCACCGTCGAACGGTTCGACGCCAAAATCGAAGCCGCCACGGACCGCGCCAAGGAACTGCGCAAGATCGGCCGGAACCCCGGGGAACTCGTGATCGTCGGGAACGGTGACCTGGTCGAAGGATGCTTTATATACGCCCACCAGTCGTTCGAAATCGACATGGACCGCCGCGAACAGACGAACACCGGCACGACCATGATCCTGGACGGCCTGGACCGGCTCGCGCCGCTCTTTGCGCGGGTGCGGGTGCTGGCCGTCGGCGGGAACCACGGCGAACACCGGGTGGACGGCAAACGGGTAAACCGGCACGACAACGACGATGTGAAAATCTTCGAAGACGCAGCCCGCACCGCGTCCCGCGACAAGCGCCTGGCCCACGTCACATTCACTCTCGCGCAGTCCGAACCGGCCAAAACCATCGACGTGCACGGCTGGGTCTACGCCGCCACGCACGGGTCGGTCTACGGCAAGGGCACGGGCGGAAACCCGGCCCTCAAAGCGTACAACTGGTTCCGCAACCAGGCCGCCGGCCGCCAGCCCGCCGGGGACGCCGACGTTTTGCTGGGCGCCCACTTCCACCACCTGCTCATGCAGGACTGGGGGAACACCCTGTTCGTCCAAGCCCCGGCACTGGACGGCGGGTCCCCGCAGTTCACCGACTGGTCCGGCACCGAATCAGCCCCCGGCATGATGTCGTGGCTCATCACCCCAGACCAGCGGTTCCAAGACTTGGCGATCCTCTAAACCGTCACTACCTCGAAGAAGGCTGACCATGCCCAAGATCACCGCGCCCAAAGTGGGCGACGCCATCAAGTCCCTGACCGGCTGTGACAATCTCCCCGCGGGAACGATTGTTGGCTTCGCCCACCCGATCTACCAGGCACCCATGGCGGCCGTCCGGTGGGCTGATGTCCACGGCGAACTGTTCTGGTCATGGACCGGACACGGCGAATCCCGGACGAAGACGCGGACCATCAAGCAGGCTACGGGCTGGGCGCCGTTCGTCGTGCTGCACTTGCCGGACGGCGCCCCGTTGAACACTGAGGTCCGCACCGGCTACCGAACATTCGGCGCCCCAGAGTGAAAACACTGTGGGCGGCCCTGCGCCGCCGTAACGGCCACGTCTCCCTGCAGGTCACCACGCCCAAGAGTGGCGGCCTGCAGGTGTCCGGGCGGGCCGCGGACGTGCTGGAACTCGCCCGCTGGTGGGAAGCGTCCCGCCCGGACGCCGGCACCGACGCGCCCAAGCCCCGGACCGGCTTTCAAAAGGCCGACTGATGGCGAAGGAACGCGACGCCCGCATTTTCTGCCGCTGCGGCCTGATGTGGGATAACCGGCACGCCTGCCCGCACTGTGACCAGCTTTGCCTGCGCGGTGTCGCCCACTGCGCCCGCTGCGCCCTGCACAGCCGAGAAACCGACGCGGACGCCCACCGGGGCCGCCGCACATAACTGAATATTGAGGGGTCCGCCGTGGGTGATCCGAACGCTGTGGGGCAGGTTGCTGTCATTCCCGGGGCCGACAATTTCGTGGGCTGGGCCATTTGCCGGATCACCGGCTCTCATTCCCGGCACATGATCGTGCGTATCAGTGAGACGCATTGTGTGTCCGCGGATGCCGAAGTGGACCGGCGCCGGGTGACGGTCCGGCCCTTGACAGACTTCCCCACCGCGATCTGGTCCCGGTTCGACCTCACCACCGCCCAGCAGGCCGCCATCACCGCCTACGCCCTCGCGCAGGTCGGCAAACCCTACGCCTACCTGGACGACGCCCTCATAGCGGCCGAACGGGTCGGCCGGTTCCGGTTCCCCTCGTGGGTCCGGCAACGGTTCCAAGACGACGGGCAGTGGCAGTGCGCCCAGCTGGCTGATGCGTGCCTGGCCGCCGCCGGGGTCGAAGTATTCCGCGACGGCCGCATGATCGGTGACGTTTTCCCCGGGTCCTACGAACAGGAATTCATCGCCCGCGGCTGGTACACCGAATGGCTGTTCCGGTCCTACCGCCTGGCCTGGCACCGCTGATGGCCGCCGCCGCACCGTTGACGGTCCCCTGCCCCGTGTGCGGGGGGCTGATCGGCTGGAACCCGGCCCCGGCCACCACCCCGGGAACCGCCCGGCTGGTCCTGGACGACCTGTCACCCCGCCGACACGCCGGCTGCGGCATCCTGCCGCCCGCATCATAAGGAGCGCGCCCCATGGGCATCGACTGGGCAGAAATCGCGGCCCGGACATTCGAAGCCCCGGCCGAACCCGAACGCACCGTCTGGGACACCCCCGGCCAGCTGGCCGTCGCGCTGCGCCCCAAGACAGTCCAGACGGACGCCCTCGACCTGATCGACGCCGCCCTCGTGGAAGCACTCAGCACGCCAGACTCGCGGCTGATCATCAGCATGCCGCCCCAGGAGGGGAAATCGACGCGTTGCGGCGTGTACTTCCCGCTGTGGGCGCTGACCCGGAACCCTGACACGCGCATCGTCATGACCTCGTTCTCTGACCGTCTGGCACGCCGCAACTCCCGCAACATCCGCTCCCACATCATCACCGACGGGGAACTGCTCGGACTTTCCATGTCCAAGGACCTCGCTAACCAGTCCCAATGGCAGATCGCTGGGCACGACGGCGGCGTGTACGCCGTGTCCGTCGGTGGTGAACTCACCGGCCAGCCGGCAGACCTGATGATCATTGACGACCCGCACAAGGGCGCCAAAGAGGCTGACAGTGAACTGCAGCGCGAGGACGTGTTCGACTGGTGGGAATCCACCGCGTCAACTCGTCTCGCCCCGGGTGCGCCCGTGGTGCTGATCCTGACCCGCTGGCACGAGGATGACCTCGCGGGCAAGTTCATCAACGCCTCGGACGGTCACCGCTGGAAAGTTGTCAACATTCCTGCCCAAGCCGACCACGACCCCGAAAAAGGCCAGTCGGACCCGCTCGGCCGTAAGCCCGGCGAATGGTTGAATTCTGCCCGTAAGCGCACGATCGCGCAGTGGGAGGCCATCAAGAACGGCCTAACCTCCACCAAAGGTGCCCGGACCTGGAACGCCCTCTACCAGGGCCGCCCGGCCCCGTCTGAGGGCGGCCTGTTCAAGCGCGCCGACTGGATGTTCTACGAACACCCGCTATGGGTAGACGTGGACGGGGTGCGCACGACCACGGGTGATTCGGACGTGCTGGTCATGTCCTGGGACATGACGTTCAAAAACACCCAGAGCAGCGACTACGTGGTGGGGCAGGTCTGGCTGCACCGCGGCGCGAACGTGTACCTGCTCGACCAGATCCGCAAGCGCATGACGTTTACCGAGTCCCTGGCCGCCGTCGAATTGCTGGTGGCCCGGTGGCCGCAGTGCGCTATCAAGCTGATCGAAGACAAAGCCAACGGCACGGCCATCCTGGACATGCTGCGCCCGAAAATGCCCGGCCTGATCCCGGTCACCCCGCACGAGTCCAAAGAGGCCCGCGCCGCGGCCGTGTCCCCGTTCGTGGAAGCCCACAACGTGTACCTGCCCGCCCCGTCCCTCGCCCCCTGGGCCGCGGACCTCGTGGACGAAGCCGCAGCGTTCCCCAACGGCGCCCACGACGACCAGATAGACGCACTGTCCCAGGCCCTGCAGCGGATGCTGGTCCGTTCCGGGCAGGGCGCCGCGTTCATGGCCGCCATGAAGGCCGCCGCCGAAAAGAACGGCATCACGATTCAGAGCAACACCCGTAACTGGCGCGAACGCGCCGCAGCCCTCAAACAGAACGGAAGGTGAAACCTTGGGCCTGCTTGACATCTTCCGCGCTTCCAGCCTCACCCGCACGGCCGCACGGACCCCCGCCCCGATCGAAGGCGCCTTGGCCGATTCGGGCATGGGGAACGGGTCGTTCCTGGGACCGGGCCGGCCACTGTCCCCCACGATCGGCTACAGCGGCACGGCCCGCCGCAACGACTTCCCGGTGGGCGGCAACACCGCCATCAACTCCCGGGCGATCTACGGCCGCACCAGCTGGGAAATGCTGCGCGAACTGATCCGCGCCTACGGCGTCGCGCAGGACTGCAAGAACAAGAAAATCGACGAAATCCGGTCCATGGAACTGCTGTTTACCCCCATGGACGGCGCCACGGGTGACACGAAGATGGCTGTGGAGGCCGCGAAGGCCGCCCTGGCGTTCCCGGACCGTGAGCACCCGTACCAGGAATGGGTGGCGCTCTGGCTGGAAAACATGCTGACGTTCGACGCCGGACCCTTGAAGTACCGGCGGGACATGAACGGCGACATTATCGGCGTGGAAGTGATCGACGGCCCCACGATCGCCCCGTATGTGGACGAACACGGCCGCCGGCCCAAGGCCCCGGCCCCGGCGTTCGCGCAGGTGATCAAGGGCCAGGTGTTCCAGTGGTTCACGCAGGACGACATGCTGTATACCCGGTTCCGGCCGCAGACGGACAGCCCGTTCGGCATGGCCCCGCTGGAATCCATTCTGGTGTCCATCAACACGGACATGCGTTACCAGTGGCACCTGCTGCAGATGTTCACCGAAGGGTCCATCCCGGGCGGCTTCATGGAAGTGCCCCCGGACATGTCCAGCCCCGACCAGGTGGCCGAATGGCAGGACTACTGGGACGCCCTGTATACGGGCGATCAGGCCATTGCGCACAAAATGATCGCCGTCCCGAACCAGTCAAAGTTCACCGGCACCACCCCGGCGGCCTTTGACAAGGCGTTCCCCGAATACCTGGCCGTGCAGGTCTGCCGCGCGTTCGGCGTCGTCCCGTCCGACATCGGCATTCTCTCGGATGTGAACCGGGCCACGGGCGAAACCCAGACCGACACGCAGTTCCGGGTGAACACCCTGCCCTGGGTGCAGTTCGTGCAGACCATCCTGACGCACTACGTGCAGAAGGGCCTGGGCCTGCCCGTCGAAGTCCGGTTGAACACGGGCCGGGAAAAAGAAGACCGGCTGACGGACGCCCAGGTGTGGAAGATCGCCGTGGAAACCGGCATGGTGTCCATGGACGAAGCCCGGGAAGAACTGTTCGGCCTGCCCACGGACAACGCCCGGCCGATCCCTCGCGGCATCATCAGCCCCCGGACCGGGTTTATCCCGCTGGAATCGCTGCTGAACGTCGCCGGACCGATCGACCCGGAAACGAAAGCGCCCGTGCACGACGCGCCCCTGGACGAACAGCCGTTCCCCGGCACGCCCGGGGTGCTGGCGGACAAGCTGCCCGGCGAACCCGCGCTGCACCGTGCACCGATCGACCCGGACGAACCCCAGTTCCCCGCACTGGAAGGCTCCCAGCCCGGGACCGGCACCATTCTGCCCCCGGCCAAGCCCGACGCGGCCCCGACGGTCGCGAAAGAACTGGCGAAGTGGCGCGCCCTGTCACGGGGCCGGATGAAACGCGGTGTCCAGCTGCGCACGTTCGATTCTGACGTGCTCCCGGACGCCCTGGTGCAGTCGGTGTGGGCTGATCTTCGAAAATCAGCCACCCCGGCGGACATTGACGCGGTATTCGCGAAGGCGGACGCTGCGGCGGGGGCTGATGCCGGCCCAAAAGCGCCGGCCGCTGGTACGCCTAAGCCCTCGTGGCGGGACCTGCCAGCGGTCGCCGCGCCCCAGCACGAAGTGGACCTGCAGTTGACGGACCACTGGACCCCCAAGGTTCAGGACGCCCTCATGCAGCTGTGGGCCGACACCGACCTGTCCGCGGCCACGTCGGCCGCTGACGGCCTCGGGGACGTGGCGCTGGGCGTGTACCGGCAGGTGGCCCGCGAAACCCTCCTGGACCGCATGGACGCGTCCGCGCTTGACGGTGTGATCCGGTCCGCGTGGGCTGATGCCTGCAACGTGGGCACCATGGCCGCGCAAGTGCAACTCAACCGCGACACCCCCGAAGGCTGGGCCGACTGGAAGCCTGGTTTCGCGAACCCGGACATGATCACCGGGGGCGGCGGCTGGCAGGCCGCACT